GAGTCTGACCTCTTGTAACATCATGGATACCAGAAACCACTTCAACATCATTCTTCAATCTTTCAATCATTTCCGAGACGTACATGGGCATTGCAGGAGGACCGTCTCTTCTAACTTCAGAACCCGATTCTTTCTAATAATAAGACCAGGTCTGTTGGTCAGTTCTCCTTTAGGAATACCGGCATTCTTATCAATAATCCACTGCATATTCGCAGTGTGTTTGGCGTTGTCAATAACCTGATTATATAAATCGTTGATTTCTCTCTGAGGAGACATCAGCCATTTAACTTCGCCTTCACCCCAGAATTGGAAAGGTACATCTATATCTTTAAACAGGAAGAATGGGAATCTGCCAGTGTTATAAGGATTTTGTTTATCTTCCAAAACTAAATCTAACTCTGGAGCAACTGTAATAACTCTTCCTTTCGGATATTTACGTTTCTTTTCACCAGTCTCTTTATCATCGAAAGTAGTGTAATCTCTGCACCACATTTCAAGTACTAATACCTGATTGTTAAGACTGGCATTCTCATTTCTGTCATTTACCAATTCAGAATAATTAACATCACTACCATAAATCCACTTCGCTTTACTAGGATATTTCTCTTTCAGCACATTTACATGAATGTAATTCGCATAAATAAGGTATTCAGCGTCCTCTACAGAAGTAGCAAGAGGATCTGGAAAGAGATTGAATGGAGATACAGGAATAGGAGTTACATCGCCATCTGCACTAGTTCTTCTGTCCTTTTTATACTGGTAAGGCAGCATAATAATAGAAGTTCCAAGCGCAAATGTATAAATGCTGTTTGCAAGGCAGATTTCCTGCATATTACTTCTATCCCATTCCCAGTCTAAAATCGTATTCATGTCACTGGCATACTGCATACCTTCAGCAGTAACAGGAATAGCTTCAAATTTAGGGTTTTGGTCGAATAATACAGGTCTCATACTCTCAATAGAAGAGTAGATAAAGTTACTTACATGGTTTGTTTTATAGGAAGGAATATGCTTATTCTTCTCAAATAAGCTATTATCCCACGCATTCAGGTAAGTAAACCATCTTTCTGTATAACTAGATTTAGCAATCATTGCATCCCTAAATTTTTTATATACATCAGAGGCAAGTAGTTTCTCTTTTTCAGGGATTTCATTGATATTACTCTTATTATCCTTTGCCAAACTTTCTCACCTCCTAAATGGAATATTCACTCTCAATTTCTTCAGATTCAAATAATTCATCTATAATCTCAGGTACATCAAATGAACCTTTTTTAATAACCCTCAGCTCATCATCTCTACTGATTTCAGGCATATAATCTTCGCCTTTTCCTTCTAAAAATGCCTGTAAAGCAATGGCTAACGACATTACACAGTCATCGTGTTTACCTTCCTGAGCATTTGTAGAACCATTCTCTTCAATAATGTAGGAATATAATTCACTGATAATGTCCATATCCCACAAACCAAGAAACATCTCTCTGATGTATTCAGCCAATCTATCTATAGCAATCGGCTTTGTCTTTCGGTTTGTGCTCCATCCCAGCTTTTTACTTACTGTATCATTGAATTTATCATAGGATTTCGAATAGAAAAGATTATAATATTCCTGATTCGCAATGGATTTTAGAGTTGTTAAACCGTGATTATTGTTTTCCACAGCAAGATAAGCTCCATTATATAGCATCCCGATTTTAACTAATTCATCACCAAACAAGTCTGGATCTATATGTCCTCTCCATTTAGCAACTACATTTAACTCATCATCCATAACTGTAGCTACACTGAAGTCTCCAGTTGCTAAACCTTCGGCAACGTCACCACCGACAACATAATACTTGCCATCTTCTGGCGGTATCCAAATCTTAAAATTGCCTTTCTTGTGTTCATTCAGCGTAATATGAGAACCAACTCTCAGCAAATCACAAATAATCTTAGGTTCTCTAGCCTTCATTTCGTACTGTTTAACCGCCTTTAAATCAAATCTTGGTCTACCAGAGGAAATAAAAGCTTCATCGGGAGTAGCAGGATATTCTTGTTTGAACATATCCTCATCTCCGCCACAGTTATTAGCTATACACCATTTTCTCCAATATAACTGTTCATAAGTCAGGTTGAATTGTTCTTTCAACAGCCATTCATCCGTATGTACTTCTTTGCCTTTTTCATCAAGATGAACAGCATCGACTTCTTTGATAAAATTAGTTCTCATTCTCTTGGTTGGGAATTCCATAGAATAACTCGGATCCTCAAACCAAGGAAAAAATATAGGAGTAAAATCATTCTCTCCAGCCACAGCTGCGTACCACATATCATAGAAATATCCGCCAATACCATTAGCTGTACTTTCTAAACAAACGAATGTATTAGGTTCGTTAGGCACACACTGCATAAGTGCCGTCATTGTATTTTTAGCATCTGGGAAGAATGCGATTTCAGAAACATGAATGTTATGATAGGTGCCAGAACGACCTGTATCGGCAGTACCAGCAGTTGCGATTGTGATTTTACTTCTAAGCCCCGGATCAACTAGCTTTTCCTCATCATTTGCGGTTGGATTCTCAAAGCTTAATTCCTTACCATTCGAATACTTTTTCATCGGTCTTATCGCCATTGGGCATTCCTCATAAAAAAGCTTCGACATATTGAAGAGGTTTGTAGTAGCCTTATCTTCATGGGCAATAATCAAACTATTTCTTAATTCATTATTAGAAGTATCGTGATAAATATAACCTTCAGTGAAGGTAGACATTCCAAGCTGTCTTGCTTTTAGAATAATATATCTCTTTGGTTTGCCGTTTTTAGTGTCCTCGTCAATAATAGCATTGAACTTTAATTGAGCAGAATTTGGTTCAAAGGGAACGAGCTTGCTCTTCTTATCTCTTATTTTCAAGAAGTTCCGCATGAACCAAATCCTGTCCGTTTTCAAACGTTGTTGGAATAATTCATACTTACTCGCCATCTGCCACCTCCTGATATTCGGTAACATCTACTACCGTATCTCCCATAGTGGCTTCAATAATATTCTTCAATTGTTCTTCTCGAGTAGTAACCGTCTTATCAACCTTGATAGATGTTTGAGCTTTATGACCGCCTCTATCCAGTATATCTTTTGCAGCCTGATAGCGTACCGTATCCATATCACTATCAAGCAGTTCATATAGGGTAGAGACGGCTTTATGTTTCAACGCACCCAAGTCACTGTTGACTTTGACAAATTCCCGTTGTTGTATCGTATTAATAACCTTCTGAACGTTTTCATCTAATAACCACGCTCTTACAGTATTTGCAGATACACCAACAATCTGAGCGATTTTAACCTGAGTATATTGACCTGTTAAATACAGCATAATCATTCTAAGTTTAGCCGGATTTAACTTATCCATAACTTCCTGAGGCAAACCAGAAAAGAGAGATTCTTGTTCTTCCGTCATTGGAAGAGTGTTTTCCTTTTCCATATTCTCACCTCTAAGTCTTAATCACCTGTAATAACAAAATCTCATCTCCTTTACCTTAATCTCTCATCAATACTAACTTCTCTATCGTCAGTAATGATTTCTACACCAGTAAAGTCGGTCTTTGGTGGAGTCTCAGGAATATCAAATAATCCATCCTCATCCATCGTTTCTCTCATCTTCTCCATCCGTTTTCTATAAGCTTCAACATCATATCTACCTGTTAAAAACGGATCTACATATTCTTCTTCCTCTTCATCTTCTATAACTCTTCTAGAAGCAAACCAAGAAGAAAGGAAAAAGACAATCGGTCTTAAGGTATTAATAAAAGTATTAAATATAAATAAACCAATTAAGACGGTTAAGAAGATTGTTAAAACCGTTAAAGAAGTGAATAACATATGTTAATCTCCTTTATATTAATATTTTTCTTGGTTTGTTTTTAACAATCTACGAAGTAGATTGTAACCCAGCTTCGCTGGGTTTAAAAGACATATATGCTTTCGGTTTGTTTATAATTTTGCATATGTATCTTTTAAACACGGCGAGTGGGCAGACTTCTCCCGTGGACTACAGGTCTCAGGACGGGCAGAAGACCTGTGGAGATAAACCATATTCAATTTTTAAGAAGTGAGAGGGGGTTACTTGCGCAACCCCTTCCAACTCTGCCCGTCCGTACTAGTACGAGAAAAGAAAGGGTAGTCCAATTCCTTCTTTCACCCTATAACACCCCAATTTCACCGAAATATTCATTTTTTCTTAAAAAAATCTAAATAGTTATATTCCTGTAACATTACGCCACAACATCTAGTAGGTATATGGAGAGTCCTCAAAACGTCTCTAGATTAAGGCAACTTTTAACCCCCTCCCCCAATTAACCAACTTGTAGGAGAGTTGTATGAGGGTTGTCGGAGTAACCCCCCTCAATAATTGCATGTGTACTAGAAATAATAAAAGAACCAACTACCCTTCGGTAAACCGACGCAACAAGTACCTGCTTCGTTCCATCCCCGGGGTGTCACCACCCCTGTCCCTTCGATGACCGACCACGTACCCTAAACGTCCGCATGTCCGCCTTGTGCTACCGCCTGACCTGACCACGGATTGCGTAATAATGACAGTCTATACAACATCATACAACAAACCAGAGTCACATATGCGGTAGCATCCTTTCACCTTTTTCATTTTTGAAAAGACGCTGTTTTGCAGGGCAAACCAGCGTGGTAGATTTTAAATCTCGATTTTTATTTTATTCTATTTAAATCCGCACTAGCGGTGAAAGGAGTGTCCGATGTTACGTTTTACCAAACTCAATCCCGATGCCACAATGACTGCGTCCGAATTCAACAACATGCTGTTCCAGCCTGCTCTTCGCAAGATTGAGAGCAAAGGTGTTGCTCTCTACGGTGAGGAAGAGCTTGACGCTGAGTGGAAGGCTTACAAGCTCGAGCAGATGACGGGCCTCTCTACCATCATCAAATGGTATGTCGGCAGACCTGCGAGCATTGCCAAGCTGAACAAGTTCAACACTGCGACAATCGAGAGACTCGTTGAGTTGCTGTGTCCTGAGGAATTGGCAGACAGCATCTGCTAGGGAACTTCGGTTCCCACCTGTCCGTCGGTAAGAGTCCGACGCTGATGAGCAAGAGCGAAACAGGTTCGTCAGTCTAAATTTACAGGGCTGAATACGCCCAGAAAGGAGTTCGTCATGACAAGACTGAACACACGCCCCAACACAACTGAATATAGCC